CGTGATCCAGAGGCTGTTGAGCGCTTTCGGTGATCAGAGAATCGATCCGAGGAGATCAGAATGTTAGAAGAACTGATTAGTCTCCAAGCAGAAGTAGTTCTTCTCGGCTTGGCGGTCGCGGGATGGGGGATGCACTGGTTCTATAATCATTCCAAATTCCATAATGATTCCAATACAGGACAATGGGATAAGGTTGTTGCGGGGAAACCAGAATGATTCCGTTGCATCATGAAATCGACCTGCTTCTCGCAAACTGGATTGAACATCACAACGGGCCTGAGATGTTTGTCTCCAAGATATTCCCGGAATGTTTCAAGCTAATGGCAATTCTTAACGCAAAGGTTGTTGAGAGGGAACCGGAATGAAGTGGTCATTCGATCACATTCTGGGTAGAGCCTACTTTTGGGCAGGCGTGGCAATAGCACTATACGGGGCGTTTGCAGGATTGTTCAAGTTACCGCTTCCTGTGCTGAATACTCCTGACTGGTTCGGTCTTACACTAATCGGACTAGTTTTGATGCTGATTGGAACGAATTGGTTAAGAGGATTGCAGACAAGTAAGGTCGAGATTGATGGAGAAGTAGTCTCGGCTGAGACGACCGGCAATCTTACGATTACTAACAGAAAACCCGAGGGAGATAGCAAATGAGTCGGGAAGCGTTGCACCTTCAAGGGTCACGGTCCGACGAGCTACCCTTGACAATCAGAAAACCGGATGCGAAAGAATGAACGGTCCTCCTCTCTGCGAGATCTGTTTCAATGAGCCTGCTGACGGAATATGGTGGATAACGAATACGGCAGGAGAGAAGTGGCCGATTGGGCGTGATTGTTGGATCAAACTGTACCGTAAACATAAGGCTCCGATTAAGAAGGAGAAACCGGAATGACGCATAATCCACGGTGGCCCAGATGCGACTGGTGTGGCGAGAAACCAAGCTGCGAAGAAGGAAGCTGTAATTGCTGCGAAGTACGATGTAACTGTCCCTCATGCGTAGGCCCAGTCTATGCAGATGTCTTTCCGAAAGTGATGTACCCAGAATCATGGAGAGAAAGGGAAAGACTGGACAGATTGACATGATAACGGAATCATGTCCAGCTTGCGGAAGCCAATCGTTACTTTTCGGCAAAGTGGAAGAATCAATGGGCTATGCTCAAAGAGGCGTCCTATCATGCGGAGATTGCGTTTACTGGCGACTTGTGGATCTGGAACGACAAGAGCGGAGGGTTTTGGAGAAGGAGAAACCAGAATGATTCACAAATGCCCCTCATGCGGGAAGACTTGGAACTGTGGCAAGGATTGCAGGTTCGGCAAGCGCAATCTTCAATGCGCTAAATGCGGAGGACCTTAGACTCACTCTACGAGTAAGGAGTGAGAGGTGAAAGAAAACACAATGGAACTAGAAACAATAGTCCTAGACCGCGAACAAGCCAAAGAGAAATGGCAGGAGGCCATGCTCGCAGAGAAGGTAGAGAAGAAAGCTGGAGTACGGAAATATCTCGGTGAAATGCGACGAGCCTACTACTACCTCAAGAAGGGAAACAAGGTCCTCGACTTCTTCGAGACAGTCAAAACAACAGGTCTAAACACAGACGGAGATCCAAAGCTCGCAATTGTACCAATCGATGCTTCAAGATGCCACTTCACAAAGACAACGCCTGGAGCCGGAACCTATTCACGGCCAAGCAACGGATGGAGAGACAGACAATTCAAGTCAGGACCCAATGCGATCCATCTACCAGGGAATACTTTCGCAGCATGGCCGACAACGGATCAGAGACAATGGGACATCGCTAGGAGAGACATCGAAGCTCCAACGCCAGTCATCCCACCGAAATACCAGAACAAGGGCGAACATCTATTCGTCATGTGGGAAGTCGAACACTGGCAACCAGTAGCTCCCAAAGACCCGCTTCTACTCAGGCGCATAACTAAGAATCTATTCGTGATCTACGGACACTGGAATACCACTAAGCTAGAGAGGGCGATCATACGAGGCCGTCTCTAGTTCTTTTTCTGATTATGGAGAAGAAACCCGAATGACAGTAGCAGTAGATTTCTGGGTCGGCTTCGCTATGGGCATGGCATCAATGGCAACCGCAGCCTTCGTCTTCTATAAGAATTGGAGAACAGAACAGGAACTATCGGCCCTACTGGCAGAAGAACTACCAGACGAGAAAGTTGCAGAAATTTACGCAGGGTCAGGCGACAAGGCTAAGGTTTTCGGAGACAAACCAGAATGAAAGGCGAATTCCAGGTCAGTGTTGAGATGGACATCCTCAAGAATGGTAGAATAGTCGTGGCATTTCCTTGGATTGGGGAGGACCCCAAGCAGCTCTTTCGAGATACGGATACGATTGTTCAAGCTTGGTATGATTGGGTTGACGAGATTGAAAAGAAGAATCCTCCAAAGAAGAAGGCGAAAAAGTGAAGCGTGAGATCAACCTCTCCCCGGAACAAGTCAAAGCCATACTTGGAGAGGCGAAGAAGAACAGCTTACGCGACTATCTTCTCCTCAGGACCCTAACGGTCGGAGACTTCCGGGTGGGCGAAGTAGTAGGCTCCGCGCCGAGAGTATGGGTACCATTCTGTGGGTCCTGCGAATGGCACTGGTTCACCAAAGACAAATGCGAGAAGTGCAAAGCGAAGAGAGACAAGAGGAATGGACTCTGGATCTCATGCGAGCAGACCCTCCCTGGACTTCTCATCGAAGATATTCGAGAGGATGGAATCATTGTCAAAGGCAAAGGATGGAAGAAAGAGAAGACAAACATTGCTCCAAAGATAGTCGGCCTACCACCTATTCTACTGCAACAATTGTTGCAGTTCGCCGGGACCCGGAAAACTGGCAGAATATTTGAGATCTCTGAGTCAAGAGTCGAGCAGATGACTAGGTTTTATGCCAAAAGAGCAGGGGTAAATGACTGGAAACTAGTCCATCCTCACCGTTTCCGCCATTACATGACGACCCAGGTGGCTAGGAAATACGGTGTGATAGCAGCTCGGGACATCGCACGTCACGCGAATATCTCTACCACGAATCGTTACATCGCAGAGATTCCAGATGAGGAGAAGCGAGAAATTATTGAACACCAGGCTGAACTAATCTCGATGTGATTCTTGTTTGAAAACCAAAATGATAGCGTGGCGTTGCATGGAAGAAACTCCCGGAGAACCTTCAAGCTATAGGCCTGTTCTATTCGTTCCTAATGATGGAAAGCCCCATACTCTAATTTGCCCTGATAGTCCGAACCATCATGCTTTTGAGAATGTCACTGACGAACATCGTTACTGTATCGAGATGATCACGGATTTTTCCTATATGGTTTCTACCGACAGTTCGGAGCCAAAGAAATGAAAAAGCGAGAAATTTGGTGGGGGCCTGTCTGTGCCAAAAAGAACTGTTTCGGTCATGCTATCAAAGGTTCAATCTTTTGCAAGGAACATCAACTTACTAGCGAAAAGCCAGAAGAGAAGAAAGAATGAGACTCTGCCCCAATGATGGCGAAGTTCTGGAATATGTGGATCAAGGAATCGTCACCATCTATTACAAATGTCCCAGATGCTCGGAACGCTTTGAAGGATTCGCGGGTGATTCGGATGAGGTTTCGGATGCGAAACCCGAGGAGAAACCATGAGCCAAATTGAAACTGTCTGCCCCAAATGTGGCAGTCCAGCAACAATGGTAGTGTATGAGATACGAGGTAGGAAACTCTATTGTTCAAACCGTAACTGTATCAATTTCCAGATTGCTACGAGGCGATGATTGAGATGGCAAAACCAGAATGATACCATCAGCTGACAGAGACTACAATGGCCCTTGGAGGAATCGAGGTTATACATTCTATATTCAGATGTGCTACCGCGACGAGCTTACGGGAAGATGGGCGAAACTAAGAACTCTACTCGACAAGCATCAGCTGGCATTTGACGACTACTGGATCTATTACTATCCAAAGAAGAAGAAACCTGAAGAACGGCCCACAGCTGCTCGTCGTCCTCTCTGGCAGGAGGATGATGAACGATTCGGAGTGAGCTCTAAGTCAAAGGGCTACGAGACACAGGTTTTGGCATACAAACCGGAGACTTGAGACTTTGCCAAGCACTTGGAAGAGAGAGAACAGAACTAATCGATGGGCAGGATTCACGCCGACAGGTCACAGGAGAAAATCTTCCCTACCAGAAAACTGCCCTAGATGCGGAAAAGAACCGACCCCAAACAAAAGTATAGCCGTTAAGTTCGGCAAGCTCTATTGTGCAGATTGTCATTTGATGTGGCCTCGTGCGAATGGGGTTTCTGGTGGACAATCAGATAAGGAAGATCAGATAAGCAATCCAAATTCAGAGGTGATTTGAATGGCAAAGCAACACCTAGCTTTACGATTGATCAATGCATACAATCGTAGGCTATCAAAATTCATCCGGAACTCTGAGAAACGTCAGAGAAAGCTCAAAAGAGAAATCAAAGCTCTAAAGAGTAAGGCTCGGAAATAATTAGCCTGGTGGAAAACCCGATAGTTGAATTGGAAATGGTGGGTAGCAGCACAAGTAGCATAGCATATCTTGTAGGCGCAAGCATTGGAGTAGGGGCGATGGTCTACTTCATGTATGTTAGGCCTATCAGATTTTTGGTGAAGCTGAGACGTAGGATTCTCCATGAGGTCCTGCATCTCCAATAATTCCGCGTCCTTCTGAAAGTCGTCCAGCGAGAATATGACCCTCTGGTTTTGGTTGAGAAACCCGAATTCCGGTAACCCCATAGTGTCCTAGTTGCGACCCTTTCTAAAACTGTCTAGGCCGATTTACATCACTCTGGTTTCTGGTACGAAACCCGAATTTGAGCGTGAACTGCTCATACCTAGCTGTCAGAGAAGGGAATTATTTCTACTCTAGACATACAAACAAGCTTACAGTTTCAATATACAATGATAATTTAGACCGCTTCCTTCTCTGCCTCTTCTGTTGTGAGTCCGTGCTTTAGCTGGTTTGTGGCTTCGCTTGCCGCCTCTTGAGCGCGGTTGTAGGGTACTTTGAAGTGGACTTGAACCTTTGATGGGCTAATGTTCCCACTCTTTCCGATGTAATCTTGAGGGGTTTCCATGATTAATGCTATCAGATCATCGGCTTGCATTGGTGATACTACCTTATCGTTTTCTTTCTGTATGGATCGGACCCGTTCAAGCTGCCTAGCGTTCCTGGCTTGATAATATTCGTCAAACATTTTGCTATAAGCGTGCCAAAGGACGGGGCTAGGTTTGTCGAATGTTAGACTTCCCAACTTGGGCGTTCTAACCTTTCTCTGGTTTCTATCAAGCTGGGCCCGGTCAAGATAGTAGATGTCTGCATGAGCAAGACGGGGAATAACGACCTGAGAGGTTGCGATATCGAAGATCCGGTTGTCAATCATCGAGTTTAGAGGGGTGGGGAATAGTGCTGGTTTGATGTAACGGTTGCTTGCCATTAGATCCTCTGCTAAAATGTTCTGATCCTCATTATGCCAAGACCTAGAGCTGGCTGCCCGTTGTGGTTCATCTAGGACCTGCATATCGTATTTGTGAATAGAACGGCGGCGATCCATGAAATCTGCTATCTCAAAACTGATATTGTCAGGGTCTGCTTTCCATCCTTTTAGACGCTCTAGGACCCTTTCCCATTCACTAAGGGCGAAAGTGGTCTTTCCTGTCTGGTGAATGGGCGACGTTTGGGGCTGATAGACGCTATGGGGGGGTTGTATCTTTGATCCGTCGTAGGCATCTACCCATAATTGGAGAAACCATTCGGCGCTAGTTTCTGTCACAGGTGGCCGCTCGGTAACTTACTTGTCGTGTAGAATCCCTGTTCGCGCAAGAGCTTGTCTATCCTATTCCAGTAAGTGAACCATTTCGACGCTGACGGTTCGCCGGGTTTCTTTTCCATGTCCTGAAATAATTGGACTACTGATGATGGTTTTTCGTCTTTGAACTCTTTCGGCTTATCTTCTTCGATCAACCCGTCAAGTAGAGCAAAACAATAGGTGAACCTGGTCAAGGTCACTTTCGCCCCGCTAAAAAACTGGCTAATTCCTGCTTGCGGAATGTTCCGGCTTTCGCTTTCCATCTCAGGGGCTTGAAAGGCGTTTAGAACATTCGAGAGGGCTATCATTACTGCTTGGCGATGGTCGATTTCTGGCGTGAATTGTTCGCGGTAAGGGCTACGCTGATACTGAGACATTATTTGCGTCGCATGATTCTATCACTTAAACTTCTATCATGGCCATTCTCTTCTCCGACAGTGATCTCTTGTCCACGCTGAAGCATTGTCTTTGTGACCTCTTTCACATCTTTCCGCCCTTGTCCGCCCTTCTCAGCATAACGCCCGTTAAGGAGTGCCGTGTGCATATCCAACATTATGATTCCGTAGCCTAACGACTGGTTATAGGGACGGAGATAATTCCGTATGATCTTGATGTTCTGAGTAGAGTCTATCGGGTATCTGTCGTCGTACATTTTGAAACGCTGGATCAGCTCCTCGATTCTGAACATCTGCTCTATCGGAATAGCATAGGGAGGATTCAACCCTTGCTGGATAAACGTCTCTTCAAGCCCTCCAACATAGTCCTTCATCTGAGCAATACCTGTCTCCAAGAGGAAATGCCAGCTTGCGAAGACAAGAGCATTGTCGAACTCTTCAGCCTCATAAAGGCTGGAGAAGCGCATCGTCATCAGGAAATCGGGGTCCGTGAAGGCTTTCGCTACTGTCTGAGCTAGAACCCTGGTGTAACGGTCGGATTCTATCTTGATAGGCTGGCTCAAATGGTTCTACTGGAAATTTGGGGGTCCCTATAAAAGGTGGGATTTCATAGTCCTCTATGCAGTCCTCTTCCTCACAGTCTTCCGACTCTCAGAAGTCGATTACATCGTCAGGCATAAGCCGGATATTCTGGGGGCAATAATGCCTGCGCTTCAGCATCCGTTTCAGGGAACAGACTGGCAGGCTCCCTACGGCCTACTCTGGTATGGGATCTCGGAAGCAGTCTATCATCTGTACCCTACTGCTCAAGGGTATGTGGCAATAACCGCGATAGTTGATTCGTTTCTGATGTGGAAGATACGCAACCATCGTTTTGTTCTGATTCTATATATGTTCAGTTCCTGGTACGAGTTCAACCAGGCTCCCTACAATCTTCCTCCGATGTGGATGAGTCTTCTTGGACTCTGGAACCCTTGGGCTGTGCTTCTAGGACCCTTGACGAAGTTTCCTGACTTGCCGAGCCAGATCGCGTTTGTATTCTACACTCCGATTCTTTCGACTCAGGGGAACTATAACCGTTTCTGGCAGTTCTGGTTTTACTTCCTAATCCTTCTTCCCTCGGTCGGTATTCTTGCGGTAAAGGCTTATAACCGGAAAGAGGTGACGGAATACCTAACTGAATAGGCTGTCATCTTGAAATGATGAATACAGGTCTTTCAATGGACCTAACAGATCTTGCCATGAGTCTCGGAATACCTGTTCCGGCCATTACTAATGCCAAAGGCGGAGGCGCTCCTGGCGGAGGCATCGGTAGCACACTGCTCATCGTCGCAGCCATTATCATAGCAGTCTTCGGCGGAACCCTAGCACTAGTCTTCGGCGCACAACTCTCCAGCACATCACTCTTCAGCGGTCTTCCAGCATCGAACCAGACAGCAGTCAACGGCAATTTGGGAAAGGCAGTAGTCGCAGGCTCGCAATTCATGCCACTGGTCTATCTAGGCGGATTCGGAGCTCTGGCATTGGCGATCTTCCTCTTGATCTTCACGATCCTACGCCACGTCAGAGGAGGCTCGATGTAACAAAATGCCACTGTTCAAGTCGAAGAAGGAAACTCCCGGGGGATTAGGGGCTAAGAAAGGCCCCGATCTTTATTCCTCAGCACGCCGCGTTCAGAAAGCATCTAGGTCTTGGTGGAACTCGCCCGGGATGAGGAAGGCTAGACGGAGCTTCTGGAAGAAGCTGGGCAAAGGAACATCAGACATGGGTTCCTACATGTGGAATGGAGAATGATTTGCCTCTCATCAGGAACAATGGCCGTTATGGGGAACTAGGACACTGGGGCAAACGCTCCGGAAGAAGATTCACTAAGAAGAAGATTCTCGTCCTAGTAACACTCCTCTCTCTCAGCCTCATCTTCGCAGTCTCTAGGAACGGAATAATACCGATCGTAAATGCTGGAGACTACAACACATCCTTCAGCCATACTAGGACTCTAATCTTCGGAGATACACAGTTCAATGGGCCTTCTGGCCATGCTGGAGGAGCAATTACTTTCAACTCGAAAGTGAATGGCTCTCTCTCTGGAATGACTACGAATCTTCCAGCTCTAACAGTAACTTCCGGCGATACCATCGTTCTGACGATGATAGGATCTAATGCTTTCGACTTTGGATGTTCAGTCGCCAGCGCCATAGCGATTTCTGATACTCAGTCGAACCCTTACACTCTCAGAGTTCAATCCCCAGACATTGTAGGCGGTGGAGCAAATACCTGCATCTACACAGCTCCAGCAGCATCAACGGGGAGTGATACTATCACGATTTCTACAGCTCCCCATAACGAAGTTTGGCAATCGATAACAGCTATGGACTATTCTGGGGCTATCGGAATAGGAGTCTCGGGGAACGAGGACAGAACAGTCAACCCGACTGATTCTTCAACAATCACCCTTACAATCGGTTCGACCTCTTCAGTGACGATTGAAGCATTTGAGCTTCAGCTTCCTGCCGGAACTGTTACTGTCACGCGGGCTTCTGGCCAGACACTTAGAAACTCTAACACTCCGACAACTAATCCAATGCTTACAACTGATGTTACCGGGAAATCTGGGAGCACAGGATTCGTATTGTCCTGGGTTATCTCGGGAACCCCATGCACTAATCCCAACTTTTGCAGACTCTCACATTCGGCTCTCGAACTGACTTTCTCACCCCCCAACTTTTCTCAAGTTAGATGGAACTTCAACTCTACCTGTGTCTCTCTTGCAGGCCCACGATCTCCAGAGGCAGACTTTGACTATTCTCTGGGAGTCGCAGGGGCAGGCGGATCTAACTGTTCCTCGGCTGACATCATGATCTCAAAGGCTCCTGTGAACCTTCAAACTGTATCGGGAAGAATGTTGGAGATGGTTATGGCATGGGCAAACGCGAAGACTGCCCTGAATAATGTCTCCCTAGTCCTCCGGTCTTCCAATGGGACTCTTCCCTCTTTCACGGAGAATTATAATCCCTTCAATGATGCTCAGGCTCGACTAGTATGGACTGCCTGTCCGACAACTAAATGCGCCAGTGGGAATGAGACTATCTACATAGCGCACGATAATACAAAGACGATCAATCAGGAGAGTCTAGCTAATGATAGAATCATAAGCACTTCAAGTGCTGGATTCCATTCGCCTTTTCAGTCTGTGTTTCAAGTCGTCCTCAATTTTACAGGTCCAAACAATTTCATGGCTGGAAGTAACACGACTGCAATCACGACTAATTCAGCATCAGGTCTTCAGATGGGACAGAATTATTACATTATGGTCATGGCAGACTTTGACAGTACACAAACTCCAGCATCCTGTAACTGTCTTCTCCAGTTCCTCGGGAACCAGATTCCTCCAAATGCTTCTGGAGATCCGAGTCTAGGGATCTGGTCTGTTCCAGCATCATGTAACGATCCATTGAATAAGACTCCTTGCGGATTCGGAACCGCGACTCCTGTTTTCCAGTTTAACCCTTTGGACCCGTCAACATGGGGTAACGCTATCATCGCTGGATTTCTCTGGGTCTTTAGCGTCGCGGTCCCATCCGGCCTACTGATCATCGCTAGGGTTCTGCTTCAGGTTATTCAGATCACGTTCAACTTTGTCGGAAACCAGTTCGGATGGGGAAACATTGGAGATAACATAGTCACATTCCTCAACGGGCTGCCTGGTCTTTTCGGCCAGATAGGGACAGCTCTAGCATGGTTCGCTAGTATCGTATCTAGCGTTATCAACACGATCATAATCGCAAACCTTCTAGCTAATCCCTACTTTGCCGGGCTGGTTAATGTCTTGAACGATTTCAAGAACGCCTTTGCAACCGGACTTATCATCTCCTTCCTCACAGAGATAGCTATCTGGTTCCCGACTAGCTACATGATAATTCTGATCAGCACATACTTCCTATTCGTCTTCCTAGGCGGTCTTCACGGTTTTTTTGACTGGCTGCATCTGGTCAAATGGACGACATTCCAGCTCGTCGGACTCTTCTCAATGTTCATAGACGTATTCGCAACATTGATCACGGCGATTCTTGGAAGACTCTCAATAATCTCGCCAGGACATAAGTTCCCTAGAATACCTCATCCGAGTCCGGGCTCTCTTCCACGAGTCAGTCTGCATGGCGAGATAGCCTTTTTTGATGATCCGACAGCATGGTTCCTCGCCTTCACAGGGTTCATCTTTACGATGATGTGGGCAGGAACCTCATCAGCAGGACTACCAGCGAATACTCAGACTATCATCCAATCCATGAGTACGCTCTTTCTAACCCTGTTCGGAGTAGGCTTCATGGTTCTCCTACTTTACATTCCCGGCTTCATACTCGGAAAACTCTACCAGAAAGGAATACTCTCTTGAAACTACTGGTGACAGCGACAATTAGCGGCCCGTCTAGTAATGATGTTCAACAGGCTAAGATGTCGATTCTCAAGGCTCTTGACGGTGTGAAAGACAGACTAAACAATGGCTCACAAGTTAAGGTAGCATCCTGCGACGCGGAGAATACTTCACAGCTCCAGATGTTGATGGGGCAGCTCAAATGGTTCTCGTTGGGAAAAGAGCCTGACGGATTCTCGGAGCATAAGAGACAGGCGTCGAAGAAGCGGAGAGCTGGAATAGTGGAAGAACCCAGCATTGATGAGATACTATTGGATCTCTAAACCATGCCTCTCTTCACACATCAAACTGGGAACAGGAAGAAGCCGAAAGGCCAGTCAATAGCGAGCAGGATAAAACACGCGTTTCATAGGACCCCAGACATCGGGGGAGTTCATGAGGGACGAGAGTTCATCGAGCACTTCCGAGTCATGTTTCTGCGCTCTATGATTGTTCTGATGATTGGCGTAGCCTGGTGGGTTGCAGCTCCCGCGCTCTTCCTCTCATTGTTTCCCGGCTTCTCGCTCTATCTCCAATGGATCACTAACTATCACACGACGGTCTCTGCGGTCTATCAGTTCTGGCAGGTTGTCCCAGAGATTCTTCTGTTCAGCTTCTCGATCATGTGGACATCAGGGGTCCTGGATATGATAGTGGGGAATAAGCCTCTGGAACAGGTGTTCTGAACATAGACGATGTGGAGAAGGGTCTAGTTCTGCTTATTATTGGAGCATCAGCGTTTTTCGGCGCGGGAGTTGCTGATGTTGTGTTTACCGATGTGATTCCGATAAGGCCCTATTCTACTCTGTTCATCGCGCTTCCAATGTTGCGGAAGCGGCATAGTGGGCATAGGGATTATAATGCTAACAGGGATGTAACACACTATCTCGAACAGCCTAATGAACGACTTGAAATATATGCTGCAAGGAAGAAGAAAGCGTTTGAGCGCATGAGAGAGGAGAGAAGAATTGGCGAGTGATCTCCTTCTCGGATGGCTAGTGGGAATAATAACCGTGATAGGACCCCAAGTAGCCCTCTATGTTTTGAAGCTACGGAAACTGGTAAGGCAGAACGGAGATAAATACCCTGATACTGGCGAATCCGGAACAGCTTATGACAAGGAGTTTCTGAACAGGAAGGAGCGAAGCTAGATGACTCATCGCGTTGGAGAGAAGGAGCTGAATGATCGGGTTGAGAAGGCTCGGAAGGGAACCCGGTTCCTGGTCATTGTAGGCTCGAAGAGGGTAATTACTAGACGGTTGAGGAAGAGGCAGAAAGCATGACTGATGACGAGGAATACAGAACGATTCTAGCTCACTCTGCCTTTATCAAAATGCTCGCAGCAAACGACAAGCTAACTCAAAAGTCAAAGATAGCAGCATTGAAGAATCTGATCAAGAAAGAAAAGCTCAGAAGGTAACTCTTGCTCGTCTATATTCTCGGCTTCGCCCTGCCGCTAGAATGGATTATCGCGCTCGGAGTCCTCTTCCTAGCTCTATTTCTCATAGTCATCTTCTTAGTCTTGACGCGTAACCCTAATCCTACGCCTATCGATAAGAGGATGCTTCTGAAGGTTCCGATTGATGAGGCAGGAATAATACAGCGAGGAAAAATCCTGCAGAACGTTGTACGAAATGATAGGGACCTGGTAGTTACGGACCCGGATCTGAGGGATGATGATGGTAATCAGCTTGTCGAGGAGTGTTCGATAGAGAACAAGGTTCCTTTCCCCGCAACAGATGAAACAAAGTCCAACGTCGAATTATGGATCGGAAGGACGAAGGGGGGAGTTACGGAGATAGTTTCAGCATCGGCCTTGATGGGTAATGTTCCGACAAGGTATGATCCTGTTCCCGCGGACCCTAAGAAAATGTTCCGGCCTTTGATGCCCTGGGGGGTTCACGGCTCGATTGAGGAGATTATTGGTAACAAGAACTTCTGGGCTATACTGATACCGACAATAATTGCGTGCTTAGCTGTGGGGCATATCCTGTGAATGTGAAGGCGCTGTTTCTGGTTCTGATAATCGCTCTCGCTGCTGATGCAGTCACAGGATTCACTTCAACCATAGGAGGGTTGGCTGATGCTCAAACGTTCCAGTCAGGACCAGCACAATGCACATTTGCACAAATTCCACCGACAGGATTAGAGGTTCCGGGTTGCACTGGAGTAATAACATTTCCAACCGCTTTCAACAAAATTCCTAAACATTATGGCATCAACACTCAATGCATGTCAAACACTCTACAAACGTTGACTGACAAGACAGCGGATCAAGTATGTGCCGGGCTGGGTATTCAAAGCGGTCATCTTACAACAACAATTTTCGCTAAACATTCCTTTGAGTCAGATAACGGTCAAACATGGATAAATATGCCTGTAGCACAAACAGAGCTTTACGGTAACGCTAACCACGAAATAACAGTCAATCCAATAGGACTAAGCAACGCTATATTTTCTGTGAATTGTATTGTAGCTTCAAACGGTGCAAGCGCGATTCTTAGACCGCAGTTTCTTAATCCTGCAACTGGAATATGGTATAATCTCGCATCAATCGCCGGAGCCTTAGACCTTGCAGTTAACTTCTTCCTCTGTGGCTCAGGTAGTGGTGGACAGACAATTTCAGCTAATGCCCCAATCAATAATACGATTCAAACATTTGTGAGTCCGTTCATGCTTCTTCGCGTAGTAGGTATAGGTGGCGGTGGAGTAGGTGACAATCCAGTTTTTAATGAGATAACAGTTGATTTATCAACGACTGTTCCTGTCATCATAACACCTTCTATAGGTTATCCACCAGGAGGCGCAGTTGTGACTACTACAACGATGAAATTCTGGGTTACAGCAATTAATCCGAACAATGGTATCGGAACACTTGTTCCTATCTTCTCGTGGTGGGCCTGTGTATGCTGAAAACCCTTAGAGTCATCATTGTTCTCTTCACAATCATCTTTCTAGTATTCCCCGCTTTGGCTCAGAAAACGGGGCCGACAGACGTTCTCCAGACTATTCCCCCGATAATTGTCAGTAGCAGGACAGCTCAAGCAGGATGTACGATCTTGAATCTGTCGCCGGGATCAGCAGTATCTGGAGGTTCGGGTTTCATTCAAGCCTCATGTCCCAACTTTGTCCCAGCCATAATCCTCTCAGGAACAGAAACGCCCAATTTCATTCTCGCCACAGGCTTTACACAGATTGCCTTGTTCTACGCAAGTCTCAGCTGTAGCTTCAACTATCTACCGCATAGGCCCGGATTCCCACCTGACCGACTACTAGGCATGAACCTGACAAGTTCAACCCCAATAACATTCACAACGGCCTCAAACTCTACGACACAACTGTTAGAGGGAGGATACAACTACTGCCTCTACTACCAGAACCCGCCGATAAACGGAATATTGACATTCACGATAAGCTGGAGTCCATAAAAAGAAGGGGCGGCTTGCTGAAACAACAGCTGTTCGAATCTACCAGTAGAACATCCAGTACCAGAAGAAGTTAATTAGACGGCATATGCCTTGTCACCTCCACTTTCCAGTTTTTAGCCTCCGGCCTATGATGGAGACAGAAACAATTATTCCGAAGAAGCCGACGAGGGCGAATGATCCGAGGTACATGATTAGATAGATGAAGGGTAGTGGAAGCATTATCAAGGCTAAGACTGCGATGTATCGAAATAGGTAGAACCAGTCTCGGATTGCTTCGGCCAGAGACACAGAGAAGGCTTCCAATCCTCAGCATTTAACATATGTGGATGATAGAGATATCAGAATCCGTTCTGGAATATTATCCGATATCATGGGATAGCTAAGACTTTTCTACCCTTGCGAAATCACCAGTCAAACATGAAATGCTTCAGATGCGGAAGCGAGAACGTAGTCAAGAAAACACGCTTCGATCCAGATTCAGGAGAACCTAGAGAACAGAGAGAACCGGACAAGTGGGTTCCTTTCATGCTCGGACAAGGCCAGTTCGGAAATGATACTCATGTTACTCTCTGCCAAGGATGCTCTGGCGATATTGTCAAGCTTCTACGCGGGGAAGCTGTTCCCGCGAAAAAGTTCGATGTCCAAGAAGTTCTAGATCTCAAGAACGCGAGGTAGAAAGTTACGCAGAGGCAGATTCGAAGACAAGAAGATGCTCCTGATCTCTCTTATCTGAATCCATCAAGTATGGGCTATTTGGCTGGAATCATTGATGGGGAAGGTTCAATCCAAATTGGAAAGCAGAATGGAGACAAATCTTGGGAAACTCTGAGAGTAGAGGTTACTACGACTAATAGAGAACTTGAAACGTTCATCCAATCAACATTGAAATTCGGTCATGTTACAACGAACAAGAATCCAAAGGTAAGAGGAGGCTTGACTTGGACCTGGCGTTGTTATGGTTGGAACGCATGGGCCTTTCTGAAGAAAATCGAACCTCTATTGGTTATCAAGGGACAGTCGGCGAGAATTGCCATTCGTTTTCAGTCGGCTCGTAGTACCGCAGAATTCACGCGTCACTTCAGCAACAAGATGGCTGAAGAAAATCACACGTTCCAACCACGTTCTCCGAGGAGAGTCTGTTGAACTCGGAGCAGAAGACGAAGGATTCTCGAAAATTCATGCAGGTCTTGGACCCGAAAATCTACAACAAGTTGAGACAGAGAGCCAAGCCGTTAGGTATAACAGTCCAGGAACTTCTACGAGTGAAAGTGATTCCTGAGTTCCTTTTTGGACCTGTCCAGCTTAATCCACAGTTGATCCGGAAACTATTGAAGGATGGCTATTTCAAGAATGGGCGCAGTCCAAAACTTTCTCGATAGAGACATCTGCCCCTATCTCCACGACAAGTACGAGAGGGGAGGCTGGGAGATGCATCTTCAATGGTGTACCTGTAACTGCAGCTGCTGCGAGCGTCAGAGGCTGAATCGAGAGCATGGCATCAGTCGGTAAAGTCAGAGATTGCAAACGTCGAGAATGTGACAAGTGCGGAGTCAAGATTAGCGGAAAGAAAACAGATTTCGGAACAGTCTATGTCAGATCCTCGCGGAGCAGAAACTACAACCGCTACTGCTCGAAAGACTTCACTGGAAGAGACACGCAGCCGAGAGCACGGTATATCTGCCAGGACTGTTGGGTAGATGCTAAGGGAAGGCCGTTGCTATAGCACATGCACACATTGAGAGAGAAACGCTTCTGCAAGGCTGACGGCTGCCAGAACCAGCTAGACAAACGGAATGTTTCCGGCCTCTGCTACGCACATTATGCTAGAGGAGAAGGCCCGCGTATCTCGGTACTTAGGTCGTATCAAAGTCTGAGAGAGAAAGAGGGGGACCAGCCTCGGAGCTTAGAGATCAGGATACAAGAAGAATTGTTTCCTCGGTATCGGGCTTGGATTCTTGAGGCTTTGACCCGTTATGGTCATTTAACGGTTAAGGATGCTATCTCTGGAGGAGCGATGTGGCTGAAGAGGAACTTTGGCCATGGCAGCTCTGATACGACCAGGGAGTGGTTGAACGAGCTGGCTAATCCTTTGGAGGGAGAGTTTGAAGTGTTCGATCCCAAGTTTGAGAACTGGGGTCCGTGTATCCGGCAGAAGACGCCTGAGCTTCAGAAGGAGTTAGCGAAGGGGTCAGTCTAGTGGGCGCTGATCGTGGTTATGCTTCTCGGGTTGCTCTGTCCACATCCGGCAGTAGTCGCACCATTGGCCGAACATTTCATACTCAGGTATCCTCCGTAAGTATCGAGGCTTCTTATCTTTCATTTTTCTCGCCAATAATAATAGGGTCAAATAGACTTATATTTGTGGTGTAACCGTCTTGTATCATCTTGGGTAACAGAAAGCCTATCCATCTACGGACCATAGGGGTCCGTGAGAAGACGCATCAGAAATTGAACAAGCTGCGTCACACTATCGCAGGAGAGGTAACGATGGATTTCGTGATCCAGAGGCTGTTGAGCGCTTTCGGTGATCAGAGAATCGATCCGAGGAGATCAGAATGTTAGAAGAACTGATTAGTCTCCAAGCAGAAGTAGTTCTTCTCGGCTTGGCGGTCGCGGGA